TGGGAGGTACGATGCAGTTTTCGGTCTCTGTAATATTAAAATAAGAAACCGACTAAGAAAACTTGGATTTGATTTGTGAAGAACACTAAATAACTCACTTGGGGGTTGACTCAAACCCCCTTTTCGTTTACAATATATTATACTATCAACAAAAAAATAGGTGATTAATGGAAATCGAAATCGATCTTGACATCCTCCGAAAGCGCAAACTGTTTGTTGCTACGCCAATGTATGGCGGTCAATGTCATGGCATGTACACTAAGTCCACTGCCGATCTATCTAAACTATGCACTCACTATGGGATTGAAGTAAAGTTCTTCTATCTCTTTAACGAATCACTCATCACTCGCGCACGTAACTATTGCGTAGATGAGTTCATGCGTTCTGATTACACGCACTTGATGTTCATCGATTCAGACATTGGATTCGATCCAAACGATGTGCTGACTCTACTCGCACTGATGGACACTGATGATCCAGAAAATGATAAGCACATCATGTGTGGTCCTTATCCTAAGAAGACGATTGCTTGGGAAAAGATCAAGCGAGCAGTAGACAAAGGTTTTGCTGATGACAATCCGGGAGAACTGGAACGATTCGTTGGTGACTATGTGTTCAATCCTGCTGAAGGTCAGAAGCAAGTGCGACTTGACGAACCAGTCAAGGTTCTTGAAGGTGGCACTGGTTTTATGATGATCACAAAGGATGCGTTCAAGAAGTTTGATGAAGAATACCCAGATTACTCGTATCGTCCAGACCACGTGCGTACCAAACACTTTGATGGTACTCGTGATATCATGATGTACTTTCAAGCACTGATCGACGAGAAGACCAAGCGTTATTTGTCAGAAGATTATATGTTCTGTCAGTGGATGCAGAAAGTTGGAGTTGACACTTGGATGTGTCCTTGGATGAAACTACTGCACACTGGTTCATATACCTTTGGCGGTTCACTGTCTGACTTGGCACAGTTGGGCGCATCTGCAACCGCAGATATTGATGAAATTTCGAGGATGAAAAAGTAGTGAATAAGTTTCGTTATGATGAAGACAAGTACCTCAAAGAACTTTACAAGTATGTTGAGGGTACTTATGGTGAGCATTACAGCAAGAACAAGTTCCAAGCAACAGAGTTCATCATCGACAGTGGTCATGGTGATGGGTTTTGTATCGGAAACATACTCAAGTATGCACAGAGATACGGTAAGAAGGCAGGATACAATCGTATTGACTTGCTCAAAGTTTTACACTATGCTATAATCGAGTTGTATGTACACGACTTGAATAACCGTGATGGAGAAGTAAATGATGAAGATCAGTGATACGACATTTGATGTGCTGAAGAACTTCAGTTCGATCAATCAGTCATTGGCATTTAAGAAGGGCAGTACAATTCGTACAGTCTCAGAGCAGAAGACGATTCTGGCACAAGCAAAGGTAGAGGAAGCATTTCCAGTAGACTTTGCTATCTACGAACTGAATCAGTTCCTTGGATTATCGTCTCTGTTTGAAGAAGCAGACTTTGACTTTGGTCAGTCTCAAGTAACACTCAAAGAGGGTTCATCAAAGGCAAACTACACCTATGCTGATCCATCGATGATTACAACACCGCCTGAGAAGAACATCGAACTCCCTTCAGTGGAAGTTTCATTCGACATGGGCAAGGCAGACTTACGACAGATTCTGAATGGTGCGAACCAGTTGGGACTGCCAGAGATTGTCGTCACGAATCGTGATGGCAAGGTTTCTTTGGTTGCAACTGACACTAAGAATCCATCCTCAAACGAGTTTGCGATTTCATCTGAGAGTGATACTGATGCATCATTCCAGTTCATCTTCAAGATCGAGAACCTCAAGTTCATTCCAAATGACTACACCGTGAGCATCTCCAAGTCTGGCATCGCGCACTTTAAGAGTGAGAATGTTGAGTATTGGGTTGCAACTGAAGCAGGATCAGAGTATAATTGATCTATACCCTCTGTGGTGTAATGGATAACACAAGGGATTTCTACTCCCTTGATCGAGGTTCGATTCCTCGCGGGGGGTCCAAGCAGGGTTGGTCTAGTGGTATGACAAGGGTCTCCAAAACCCTTGACGGGGGTTCGATTCCCTCACCCTGTGCCATTTTTATTATGAGGTTTACATGCGTGAAGATTTTCTCTGGGTTGAAAAATACCGTCCGAAAAAGATTGCAACAACTATCTTGCCGACTGATCTGCAACGAACATTCCAAGAGTTCGTCAACCAAGACAATGTGCCAAACTTACTTCTGTCTGGCAGTGCAGGTATTGGAAAGACGACTGTCGCGAAGGCAATCTTGGAAGAACTTGGTTGCGACTACATCGTCATTAACGGTTCGGACGAAGGACGACTGATTGACACGTTGCGTACAAAGATCAAGAACTTTGCATCGTCTGTTTCACTTTCTGGTGGACGCAAGTATGTGATTCTTGATGAGGCAGACTATCTGAATGCCGACACGGTGCAACCTGCGTTACGTAACTTTATGGAAGAGTATTCCAAAAACTGTGGGTTCATTCTGACTTGCAACTTTGTCAATAAGATCATTACACCACTACACTCTCGTTGTTCTGTCATTGAGTTCAAACTTCCAAAGGAAGAGCGTACAAGAATGGCATCAGACTTCTACAAAAGATGCAAAGAGATTCTTGAACTTGAGAATGTCGAGTACGACAACAAGGTAGTAGCAGAGGTTGTCAAGAAGTTCTTTCCAGACAATCGTCGTGTACTGAACGAACTACAGCGATACTCTGTCACTGGAAAGATCGACGTGGGCATCCTCGTCAACTTTGAAGATGTGAACATCAAGCAACTCATCGATGGACTCCGCAAGAAAGAGTTCAGCAATGTACGCAAGTGGGTAGCACAGAATGTTGATGGAGACACCACACAAATCTTTCGGAAACTCTACGACTCGATGAGTGAGTATGTTGCTCCTTCCTCTATCCCACAAGTGGTAGTCACACTTGCCGACTACCAATACAAGTCTGCGTTTGTCGTTGATCAAGAGATCAATCTGATGGCAATGCTGACTGAACTGATGGTAGAGGTGGAGTGGAATGAGTAACCCATTTGATTATGTAAACTCCATCAATCAGACTAAGAAGAACCTCATGCGAGGGACTGAGAATGATCAACTGAGTGAGAAGGGTTACAATCCTTTCCTCACCAATCGAGCACTATCGTATCACCATGACACCATTGGTCTCGCGAACGAGATGAACCAAAGGTCAAATCTTGACCACAAACTGCAATATGAGTTTTTACTAAATAGTGTGAGACCCAAAAAGCGGTATGCAAAGTGGGATAAGAAAGAAGATCATGGTGACCTTGCCGCTATCAAAGAATACTTTGGTTATGGCGACTCTAAAGCATTGCAAGCACTCACCACACTGACTAATGCTCAGATAATCGAAATAAGAAAAAGACTTGAAAAAGGTGGAAGAAATGCTTGAAACTCTCGTTGAGGTTCGCTTCAAAGACGATGATGATTTCCTCAAGATTCGTGAGACACTGACTCGTATTGGTGTTGCATCACGAAAGGACAAAACAATTTATCAGTCGTGTCATATTCTTCATAAGCAAGGGCGGTATTACATCGTCCACTTCAAGGAACTGTTTGCTCTGGATGGTAAACCAAGTAACTTTGGAGATGAAGATAAGGGACGCAGAAACACAATCGCAAATTTGATTGCAGAGTGGGGTTTAGTTGAGTTAGTAGAACCAACAAAATCATCTGAACCAGTAGCACCATTGTCGCAAATAAAAGTATTACCACATCGCGAAAAGAATGAGTGGAATTTGGTGGCAAAATACAATATTGGTAAAAAAATAGATCGGTCTTGACAAAGTTCTCGATTTGTGGTATAAATAAAAAAGCACATGCCAAAAGGGTGTGCGTATTTTAACTCGCTTAAAAAGGAGAAGCACTATGGGTGCAATTGAAAAATTTGGTATAACATTCCCTAAAGGGTTTGATCAATTCTTTGTCGGTTATGACAAGATGTTCGATGAGATGCAGAAATTTCACGACAATGCAACGAAGAACATTCCTAACTATCCCCCATTCAACATTAAGAAAACTGCGGAGAACACTTATGTCATCGAAATGGCAGTCGCAGGATTCGGTAAGTCCGATGTTACTATCGAAACGGAAGGCGATAAACTGGTCGTCAAAGGTAATGCTGAGAATGATGAAGCAGATGTTGACACCTTGTATCAAGGTTTGGCATTACGTCCATTCACGCGCATGTTTACACTCAACGATTCAGTCGAAGTCCAAAACGCAGAGATGATTAACGGTTTACTCCGAATCACTTTGGAGCGACTCATTCCAGAGTCACAGCGTAAGCAAATCTCAATCAAATAAATAGAGGGGACGCAAAGTCCCCTTTTTGACTATAGGAGAAAACATGAAACTATCTAAGAATTTTAGTCTCGCAGAGTTTACTAAATCACAAACTGCGGAACGCAAGGGTATCGACAACACTCCAGAAGGAGACCACATGGATGCGGCAGTCGCACTTTTTGAAAATGTCGTTCAACCAGTTCGTGATCACTTTGGTCCTACTGTTATCAATTCTGGGTATCGTTCCCCTGATCTTAATGCTGCTGTTGGTGGAAGCAGTAAGTCCCAACATTGCAAAGGACAAGCGGCAGACATCGAAGTACCGGGAGTAGCAAATGCTGATCTCGCTAACTGGATTGTCGAGAACCTCGACTTTGACCAAGTTATCCTTGAGTTCTACACACCGGGTATTCCAGACTCTGGTTGGGTTCATGTATCCTACAAAGCAGATGGTGATAACCGTAAGTCTATTCTGACTGCATCTCGTGTAGATGGTAAAACAGTTTACTCTGAGGGAATTAATTCATAAAACTTCTGCAACTTGTTGATTCTAAACAAGAAAAAAAGTTAAAAATAATTGAAAAAATGTGTTGACCTTTTCTCTCAGTTTGATATACTACCTATGTTGATTGAGAGAGAGGTAACATTATGAACGAAGCAATCCAAAACCTGATGAACCGCATTGTCGAAGACTACAACCAGTGGACTTTCCGTGTTGCTAAAGGTGAGTTGAGCGAACACAACAAAGTGATGATGCAAGAGTTTGCAGATAAAATCGATTTCACTGAAGGTCGCAAATACATTCGTATCATTCAGAACCGCAGTGTTTGGGGTTTCATTGTCGCGACTGATGAAGACAAAATCTTTAAGAAAGGTGACATTCTGATGGCGGCAGGTTACAACAAACCTGCACGGAACAAAGCACGAGGCAACATCTTTGACCTCGACAACACCCGCGTTGAATGGACGGGTGCTAACTACTTATGATGAAAGGAATAGAATGACTTACGCGACAAAAGAAAAAACAATCCTCGTAGACTGTGATGGCGTACTCCTTGATTGGGAGTATGCCTTTCACGGTTGGATGACTCGGCACGGTTACGCGATGTGCCAAGACGGTTTCGATATGTACAAGATTCACGAACGGTATGCGATGGCAAAACCAGATGCGAAACGACTCGTTCGGATGTTTAACGAGAGCGCACAGATTCGGAAGTTGCCTCCTCTACGTGATGCAATCAAGTATGTGAAGAAGTTGCACGAAGAACATGGTTATGTGTTTCACGCGATTACCAGTCTGAGTAATGATCAGTATGCACAACATCTGCGGACAAAGAACCTCCGCGAGTTGTTCGGTGAGACTGTGTTTGAAAAGTATGTCTATCTCGACACTGGTGCTGATAAGGACGAAGCATTGGAAGAGTATCGTGACACCGAATGCTATTGGGTGGAAGACAAACCAGAGAATGCTAACCTTGGTGACGCGGTGGGACTCACTGCGATTCTAATGAACCACGCGCACAACGAAGATGAAGAGATCAACGAAGGCGTGACTCGTGTATTGAATTGGAAAGAAATCTATGATACAATTACAGGATGAGATTTTACACAAACTTTTATTCTAAAGGCGATACAGTCTTCATTCGCGGTTACGACAATGGTCGTCGCGTGGTTGATCGTATTGATTATTCACCAACACTCTATGTACCGTCACGCAGATCAACTGAGTGGCAGACGGTGCTTGGGGAACCTGTTGAACCGATGGAGTTGGGAAGCATCAAGGAAGCACGAGACTTTGTGTCTCGCTACGAGGATGTGGACAACTTTAAAATCTACGGCACAACCAACTGGGCATACGCATGTCTCAACGAACACTACGGCAAGGACTTTGATCCAGATGTAGTGAAGGTTGCAAACATCGATATCGAGGTTGGTAGTGAAGAAGGTTTTCCTGATCCAGAACTCGCGAACCAACCAGTGACTGCAATTACGATGTCAGTCAATGGACACTATTATGTCTTTGGAGTGGGTGAATACGATAAAAAGGGACAAGATAATGTCTCTTACATCGACTGCAAAGGTGAGCGACGACTGCTTGATGTCTTCCTCGATTTTTGGGAACGCACTGACGCAGACATCATTACAGGTTGGAACGTGGATGGATTCGATATACCCTACTTGATTAATCGTATCACAAAACTCATTGGAGATAAAGAGGCACGACGATTGAGTCCTGCGAAGTGGATTCAAGAGCGCACCTTTAAGGGCAACTTTGGTAAAGAGACAAAGGAGTATACACTCGTCGGTTTGGCAGTTCTTGACTACCTGCAACTCTACAAGAAGTTCACCTACTCACAACAAGAGTCTTTTAGATTAGACCACATTGCTTTCGTCGAGTTGGGCGAGAAGAAACTTGACTACTCTGAGATGGAGACACTCCATCAGTTACACAAACTGGACTACCAAAAGTTCATTGCCTATAACATCAAAGATGTTGAGTTGGTGGACAAACTTGAAGACAAGATGCGTCTCATCGAGCAAGCACTCACGATTGCTTATGATGCAAAGGTGAACTACGGTGATGTCTTCACGCAGGTACGCATGTGGGACACACTGATTCACAACTATCTGCTTGAACGGAAGATTGTGATTCCTCCCAAGGATTTCCAAGGAAAGGATTCTAAGTACGAGGGTGCGTATGTCAAAGACCCTCAGACAGGGTTGCATAAATGGGTGATGAGTTTCGATTTGAACTCGCTGTACCCACACTTGATTATGCAGTACAACATCAGTCCAGACACATTTGCCGAGGGCGAGTATCAAGATGTATCGCTAGACAAAATCATCGACGGTGAGATTAAAGCACCGCAAGAGATGTGTCTGACTGCGAATGGATTCTATTATCGAAAAGATATTCAAGGGTTCTTGCCAGAGATGATGGAATTGATGTATAATGAACGAGTGCTTTACAAACAAAAAATGATTGAAGCACAGAAAGAACTTGAAGAAGTAAACAAACAACTGAAGGAGTTGGCATGAAGAAAGGTGATGTAGTATCTGTCGTATCGTTGGCAGGTGAGTTCGTCGGTAAGTTTGAAACAAGTGGTGGCGGTTCGATCACTTTAACTGATCCGCGCATGCTTGTACAAAACGAAACAGGCATGGGTTTCGCACAAGGCATTTGTGTAACTGGTAAGTCTAATCCAGACGAAGTAACATTTGCATCTTATGTGTTTGTCACACCAGTGAATGAAGACATTGAAAGGGCATACCGCCAAGCAACATCAGGTATTGTCATTTGACAAAACAAGAACTCCTCCAACGCAAGAAGCAGTTAGAGAAAGACATAAGTAAGTATAAGAACCTTCAACTTGCGAAGAAGGTTCAGTTGAACTCTGCGTATGGTGCATTGGGTAATCAATACTTTCGTTTCTTTGATGTGCGTATGGCAGAGTCGATTACGCTGAGTGGGCAGTTGTCCATTCGGTGGATCGAAGCACGAATAAATGAATACCTCAACAAACTGCTGAAGACAGAGGATGAAGATTATGTCATTGCTTCAGATACAGATTCGCTGTACATCACTTTTGACCGATTGGTTGAGCAAGTGTTTGCGAAGGGAGATGGAGTACAAGACCTTGATACTGACAGGGTGGTCAAGTTCTTGGACGATGTTGCTCAAAAGAAGATTGAACCTTTTATTGATCAGAGTTATCAAAACCTTGCTGATCTGATGAATGCCTATGAGCAGAAGATGTTCATGAAGCGAGAAGCAATCGCTGATAAAGGCATCTGGACTGCGAAGAAACGGTACGCACTCAATGTGTATGACAACGAGGGTGTACGATACTCTGAACCTAAACTCAAAGTGATGGGATTGGAGATTGTCAAATCATCGACACCTGCGTCTTGTCGTGAGGCACTCAAGTCAGCAGTCAAGTTGATCATGAGTTCGGACGAGACGACAGTGCAGAAGTACATCGCAGACTTTCGTGATGAGTTCAAGAAACTTCCCTTTGAGGATGTTGCATTCCCTCGTGGAGTGACTGATCTAACTAAATATCAAACCAATGGTAAAGAGTTGGAGTTCATGAAAAGCACTCCGATTCATGTGAGAGGCAGTCTACTGTATAATCATCTACTGAAACAACATAAGTTGGAGAAGCGTTATGAGTCAATCAAAGACGGTGAGAAAGTCAAGTTCTGTTATCTCAGAACTCCAAATCCTGTTCGGCAAAATGTTCTTAGCATTATGTCTTCCCTACCGAAAGAGTTCGGATTAACTGATTACATCGACTACGATACACAGTTTGATAAAGCATTCCTTGAACCTATCAGCGCAATTCTCAATGCGATTGGATGGCAAAGTGAAAAGAGAGCAACACTAGAGAGTTTCTTTGGATGACTGAAGTTACTAAGAGTAGGCATTTGGCAAAGGCAGTGACATGGCGAATCATCGCATCGATCACTACTGCCTTCATAGCATGGTTCTTTGGGTTGCCCCCAAAGGCAGTAGGTGCAGTGTTCGTTGCAGACTTGATCATTAAGTTTGTTTTATACTATGCACACGAACGACTGTGGTACAAACACATCAAGTTTGGAGTAAAGAATGTCTGATTTCGATTTTGGGTTCACGATGGTGGACGAGGACGAACTGGAGATTGTCCAACAAGTAAAATCTTCAGCGCAATCAACTGCATCTGAGGCGGCATTGCTGTCAATGCAGGTTGACAAATACAAAGAAAAATGCGATACTTTATACAACATGGTTCTACCGCTACTTAACAACCTAGCGGCAAACCCTGATAAAGATTACATTCGGTGGAACGGCAAAGATCGTCTTGCTAAGATTGAAATGTTTCGTGATAAGATGGATGAGGTATACACATCGTGAATTTTTTGAATGATTTGGTCAAGGGGTTTGACAACGCAAACATCCTTGAAGAAGGTGGTAATAGTTCAGAGTATTCTGGTTCTATCGACACTGGTTCGTACATTATGAATGCTGTGTTGAGTGGATCACTGTACGGTGGTGTACCCAACAACAAGATTACCGCATTCGCAGGTGAGTCTGCCACTGGTAAGACTTTCTTTGTTCTTGGAGTGCTCAAGACATTCCTTGAACAGAATCCAGAAGGTGGTGTCATTTACTTTGACACCGAAGCAGCAGTCACCAAGAAGATGATGACTGATCGTGGTATCGATGCTAAACGAGTAGCAATCGTTGAACCACAATCTATCGAGGAGTTCCGCACACAAGCAGTGCGTATGCTAGACTCTTATATTGAAGGTGATGACAAACCACCAATGATGATGGTTCTCGATTCTTTAGGCATGCTATCAAGTGAGAAGGAACTAGAAGATACTGCTTCCGGTAAGAATGCACGTGATATGACAAAAGCACAGTTGTTGCGTGGTACGTTCCGAGTTCTATCTCTCAAGTTGGCAAAGGCAAATGTGCCTATGCTTGTCACTAACCACGTTTATGATGTAGTAGGTGCTTATGTCCCAACTAAAGAAATTTCTGGTGGATCAGGTCTCAAGTATGCAGCATCGTCTATCTGTATGCTTACAAAGAAGAAAGACAAAGATGGAACAGATGTCATCGGTAATATCATTAAAGTCCGCATGCATAAATCTCGATTCACAAAAGAACAAAAAGACGTATTCGTCAAACTGTCTTATGATAGTGGTCTTGATCGTTATTACGGTCTTCTTGATTTGGCAGAGAAGTATGACATTATAAAGAAAGTGTCTACACGTTATGAGTTGCCAGATGGACGAAAAGTGTTTGGTAAGGTAATCAACGAGAATCCAGAAGAATACTTTACGGATGACATCATGGCACAACTTGAAGTTGCCGCAAGTAAAGAGTTCATGTATGGGCAAGTGGGTGTTAACGAAGTAGTAGAGGAAGCAGATGATGCCAGTCAAACACAGTCTGATTGAACATGATAACTCTTTTCACGAGAATCACTGGGCAGTTGTAATTGAAGAAGGTGATTACGAAGGTGTAGTATATCAGTACGACACGGTATCAATTAACGAAGAGGAAGGCGATGTTGTTCTATCATTTAACACGATTACATTGGACAACCCCAATGAACTCGACTTGACAACCGATGAGTTTGAGAGTACAATAGGGGATATTCTAACATCTGTAATCGAAGAACAAATGGAGCAAATGAACGATGGCAAAGACGGAACTGGTGATACTGAGGCATCTGCTGAATGATGAGGACTTTGCGAGACGTACCCTCCCCTATCTGAAGTCTGAGTATTTCCATGACCGATTAGAGAAAACTGTATACCAAGAGATCGATAAGTTCATCAATAAGTATAACAGTCTTCCTACCAAAGAAGCATTGACACTTGAGATCGACAGTCGTGATGATCTGTCTGATGAAGAGTTCAGCAGTTCCTCATCTCTTATCTCATCACTTGATGGTGAGGATGTAGATAAGCAATGGTTGACAGACACGACTGAGAAGTGGTGTCAAGAAAAAGCAATCTACAATGCAATCATGAACTCGATTGCAATCCTTGATGGCAACGACAAGAAGAACGACAAGGGAGCAATCCCTGAGTTGTTGTCGGATGCATTATCGGTGTCATTTGATCCTAACATCGGACACGACTTTCTTGACGATGCAGATTCTCGTTATGATTTTTACCATCGTGTCGAGGAACGAGTCCCATTTGACCTTGAATACCTAAATAAGATTACAAAGGGTGGATTGCCTAAGAAGTCATTGAACATCATCCTTGCAGGTACTGGTGTCGGTAAATCGCTCGCGATGTGTCACATGGCATCTGCTAACTTGTTGAATGGTAAGAATGTTTTGTATATTACCATGGAAATGGCAGAGGAGCGCATCGCCCAAAGAATCGATGCTAACTTGCTGAACGTCACTCTGGATGACCTTGAGGCACTCTCTAAGGACATGTATGACAAGAAGATTGAAAGGGTAAGGGGTAAGACAAGTGGTAAACTTATTGTCAAAGAGTATCCTACTGCCAGTGCGGGTTCTGGTCACTTTCGACATCTGCTCAACGAGTTGCGATTGAAGCGGTCGTTTGTGCCAGATATTATCTACATCGATTATCTCAACATCTGTGCTTCATCACGAGTCAAAGCAGGAGCACAAGTCAACTCTTACACTCTCATCAAAGCAATCGCAGAAGAGTTGCGTGGATTGGCAGTGGAGTTCAATGTGCCGTTGGTGTCTGCTACACAGACAACACGAGGCGGTTACGGTAACTCAGATGTCGAGTTGACCGACACAAGTGAGTCGTTCGGTCTCCCAGCAACCGCAGACATGATGATCGGTTTGGTCAGTTCTGAAGAGTTAGAAGACTTGGGGCAGATAATGGTGAAACAGTTGAAGAATCGTTATTCAGATACAAATCCAAAGCGGTTCGTAGTTGGAGTTGATCGTGCGAAGATGCGACTATTCGACTGTGAGCAGACAGCACAAGATGATGTGATGGATGACGATAAACCAATCTTTGATCAAAGCACATTTGGTAAACGAGCAAACGAAGACGATGCAATGCAGTGGACGACACGCAAAGCAGGGCGTAAGGATTTTAGCAGATTCAAAATGTAATCTGCTAAGATGGTGAGATGTTTATTATGGTATAAATTAAAACAATAAAGGAGACCTTAACATTGAGTGATAGAGACTTTTATACATTACGAGAAATGGTTCGCAAACTGCAACGTCGAGTTGCGGAACTTGAGAAACAAGTTGAGGAAAAGTCAGTAACTACTTGATAACTAAGGGAGATTAAATTATGAAAAGGGGGTTGCATTGCACCCCCTTTGTGTTATTATGTACTTGTTGATTGAGAGAGAGAAAGAAATTATGACCTTATTTGATGTGACAGTAAATGCAAAAGAGATTCGTTTCAATGAGACCTTCCGCGTTTTTGCGACATGCAAGCGTGAAGCAATGAAGAAAGGTATCAGAATCGCACGGTTGTGTGATGAAGTCAAAGGTGAGTTGTTAGCAGTTGCAAAGGTAGTACGATAATGCAAGTAGGTGATGAAGTTCGCGGATTGTTCGGAGCAATAATTCCAGAATGGTACGGTGAGGTCGTGAAGTACAAAGTGACTCCACAAGGTGCAGAAGTTGACATTGAGTGGGACAACGGAAACACGACTAAGATCATGGAGCAAGACTTACGTGATGACTACTTCACTCCAAGACTGCCTGCGATTGGATACTTTCTTTACAAGGAAAATGACTAATGAATTTTGTCTTGGTCACAGGAGGAACTAAGAAACAGCGAAAGTTGGTTGAAGGGATTGTCAAATGGTGCATCAAGGAATTAATGCCAAGGTATCGCACCTTAGAAATTGAAGTGTGTCTACGAGACACATTAAAAGAAGGTGCTTACGGTTGGTGTGAGCAAGTTGACAAACGAAATTTTCGCGTCGATATCCATAAGAAGGAAGCAGAGTTTTTCAAAGGTAAAGAAGATCAGATCAAAACTATCATTCATGAAATGGTTCATGTTTGGCAGTATTCTTCGGGAATCGCACAACAACGCGCAGATGGTAAAATGATGTGGAAAAAGAAAGACTACACTGATACGCCATACAGTAAGCAACCATGGGAACGCCAAGCACATCGGATGGAAGAAAAACTTTTTCAAAAATGGTTGACAGAAGTAGTAGAACAGGTGTAAAATATTACTATGTTTAAATTTGATCCAAAACGCATCCGAGAGATGCGACAAGAAACTAACGACGACTTGTGTAGATTGAACCTTTTAGATGCCAAAGGTTTGGGCGGCATTAATGTTAAGGCATTGGAAAGATACCTTGCAAAAGAAAATCTTACACGTGAAACATTATCAAAAGAGTGTTCTAAAAATCCATTGTATGCTCGTGCAATTGCTTCAATGTTATCGATTCAAGCATCAAGACAAGGTTCTAAAGACGAAGATTATGTTTTAAAAGGTATTGGTGATTACGTCAAGCAATTTGGTTATCAAGTAGAATCTTTATCTCCAAAGGCAGCAAGACCGATTCGCGGTGGCGGCATTGCTGAAAACGTTAAAGTGAAAGACAACGAAGAAGAGTATCTCAAATCATTGGATGCTTTGATTTGGCGAGGAGATTACTGCTTTGCTTATGTCTTTGCAAAAGTAGTTGTGGGTGTGGGTGGACACCAAGATAATGTAAAACGTGAAGCACTTGAATTTATTGAGTGGGCACAAAAAGATAGCACAGTGGATCATTATGTGGTCTTAATTGATGGCGAAGATTACACCACAATAAAAGATTATGATAGTGATCGCATTTGGATCGTGAATCATATTGAATTGCAAAAGAGGTTATCCGTTGGTTGATTCAAAAAGACAACATGGGCAATACTACACAACAACAAATCCCTTTGTTGGAGATGCGTTCGATGAGTGGAATGCATTGAGACCAAAGAAAGATCAGATATTAGAACCTTTTGCGGGTGCAGGATATTTGTTCAATTACATTGATGGTGATTGGAAAGGATTTGATTTAGAACCAAAACATCCTTTAGTTGTACAACGAAACACAATTGAAGATTTTCCGGAGGGATTTTCGACTGCGATTACTAATCCTCCATACTTTGCAAAGAACTCTGCAAAAAGAATGAAAATGCCATATAACTTTAAGTACGAAGATATGTACTTAGATTGTTTAAAATTGATGTTGGACAATTGTGATTATGTTGCGGCAATTATTCCATCTACATTTTTTGGCACTAAATTATTTCAAGATAGATTATTTGCATGGGATAAGTTAGACTACACTCTTTTCGAGGACACAACAGTACCTGTGGGTGTGGCATACTTTGTACCAGAAAAAGTCAACCCAAAGATTTATGTTAATGGTAAACAGATCAAACCATTCAAGTTTGTTAATGACGAGGTTAACTTAGAATTCAATGTTGATCATGGCAACTATGTTTTGATTGGAATTGACTCAACTAAAAGTGAAAATATTGCAATCTCAGTTGACGTTGAATCATTTGATCGTGATAAGTATCTGAAAAACACGAGTCGAAACTATGTGTTGTTCTATTCCCCTGTTGAATTGAATGTTGAGGAAACGAATAAGGCAATTCTTCACTGGAGAAGAGAGACCAATGATTTCTATCTAACGTCATTCAAGTCGATGATGAAGATTGGAAAATACCGTAAAAGAATTTCATTTAAAGACGTAAAAAAATTAGTAAAACCTGTTGACACTACATACTAAATGTAGTAATATAAAGTTTCGGGGCGGTGCTTTGCCTCTCTCAACAAATACTCCTCTAGAGCACCGAAAAGATGGAGACGCAAAGTCTCCACCCCACCCTAACAAAATGTTTCAAACATTTGATTTTATTGAGAATAAAAAGTTTGAAATAGTTGTTGACAGCAGACAAAATATTGTTATATAATGTCTGTACTGAGTGAGAGAAAGGAGGCAGACAAAATAAGTCCTCCTCTCGCTCGGTGGTTTTAAGAGAGCGATTTGCTCCGAGTGACCCGCAAGGTGTGGGAGCAAACTGTTAATTTGTTATAGGTTGGTTCGATTCCAACACTCGGAGCAAATCGTTTTTAAAAACTTCATTTTACTAAATAGATTAACAACAAAAGTTAATCGGAGAGTAGGATGAAAAAGTGCAAATGGCATCTGTGTGAAAACGAAGTTATTGGACAGAAGAACAAGCAATACTGTTCTACAAAGTGCAAAGACAAACAAATGGTTACAAACCATCGAAGAGCACAGAAACAAAAAGCAGTCGATTATAAAGGCGGTTGCTGTGAAGTTTGCGGTTATGACAAGTATGTTGGAGCGTTAGAGTTTCACCACTTAGACCCAAACGAAAAAGATTTTCATTTAGCAGAGGGCGGTTCAACTCGCTCTTGGGAAAAAGTGAAAGAAGAACTTGATAAGTGTATTTGTTTGTGTTCTAACTGTCACAGAGAAATACACGCAGGAATGACTGTGCCTCGCATGCGGAAAAGACAGTCCCAAATTCGTGGATGTGACTGAATGGTTAGGTGACTGACTGCAAATCAGTTTTAAGTAGGTTCGAT